CAACCGGTGGGAGCAGGAGAACGGCCCCTACAACATCGAGAAGATCATCCAGGGCGCTCGAACCGAGTCGGTTCCTCTTGGCGAGTTGAAGAAGCTCTCTGAGAATCAGATGCTTCGTTTCGACGAATCACTGATGACATTCGGCCTGAGCAACGCGATCACCCTCGAGGACACCAATGGTAACCGGAAGCTGCTCAAGCGCCGGCATGAAGAGAAGATCGACAACGTCGCTGCTCTCATGGACGCGTGGATCGCTTTCAAACTACACAAGGAGGAGTTCGAGTGACGAAGACAGACGAAGGGGGTGACTAATGCCCACATTCCGAGAAAGGCTCTCCCACGCGTACAACTCGTTCTTCGCTGTTGACGTGTCCACTCCGCCTATGGTCACCTGGGACGCTGGCCCGGCGAGTTCATATCGCCCGGACCGACCGCGTTTCCGAATCGGCGGCGGTGAGCGAACGATCATCTCCTCCATCTACACACGAATGTCGGTGGACGTGGCAGGCGTTCGCATCGAGCATGTGATGACTGATGAGAACGGACAGTACGAGGAGACGCTCTCTTCTGGTCTGAACAACTGTCTGAACGTCGAAGCCAACCTCGATCAGGGGGCTCGACACTTCCGGCAGGACATCGCACTGACCCTCTTCCAGGAGGGCTGCATCGCTCTCGTTCCTGTCGACACCACGCTCGATCCTCGCAGTGCAGGCAACTGGGACGTCAAGACCATGCGTGTCGGAACCATCATTCAGTGGTGGCCCGAGCATGTGAAGGTCAGGGCATACAACCAGCGCACCGGAAAGCAGGAAGAGGTCATTCTCCCCAAGACGATGGTCGCCATCGTGGAGAATCCCTTCTATGCTGTGATGAACGAGCCCAACTCAACCCTCCAGCGGCTCATCCACAAGCTCAGCTTGCTGGACAATGTCGATGAGATTTCGAGCTCGGGTAAGCTCGATGTCATCATTCAGGTTCCATATTCGGTGCGGTCTGAGACTCGCAAGACTCAGGCTGAGAATCGCCGAAAGGAGATGGAGGAGCAGCTCTCTGGCAGCACCTACGGTATTGCTTACGCTGACGGATCTGAGAAGATTACTCAGCTGAACCGAGCTGTAGAGAACAACCTTCTTGAGCAGGTTCGATACCTCACCGAGAAGCTGTACAACGAACTCGGTATCACCGAGGAGATCATGAACGGAACGGCTGACGATGTCACCATGCTCAATTACGTCAACCGGATTATCGAGCCCGTCATGGACGCGATCACCGAGGCGATCGCACGCACCTTCCTGACGAAGAATGCCCGTACCCGAGGGCAGACGATGATGTACTTCCAGGATCCGTTCAAGCTGATTCTGATCAGTTAGCTGGCTGATGTCGTCGACGTGTTCAGTCGCAACCAGATTGTCACGCCGAACGAGGTTCGTCCTGCGCTGGGCCTCAAGCCCTCGAAGCAGCCTCAGGCCAATCAGCTCGTCAACTCCAACATGCCTCTCAAGGATCAGGTCACTGGCCCAGAAGCGGCTAGCGATTCAGGCGCGCCCGACCCTCTTGCCGAGGAAGAGGCGGGTCTTGACCGCACCATGGCTGATCTGGGGGTCTAATGGCTGAACAACCATACGACCCCGCAAAGCGCAAAGAGCGCTATGAGAGGACCAAGCAGTTGAAGGGCCATACCAAAGGCGCTTCGAAGGCTTCGTCTAGGCCGTCTCACTCTCCCACCCCGAGCGCTAGCCCGGCCCAACCCGTTCGCGTCAGCCAAGAGCGTGTAGTTCGCGTTCGAACCAAGCTGAACAAGCTCAAAACTGCGCTATCTGACGCAGAAGCTGAGCTCAGTAGCCGGCGACAGAAAGAACGGGCGGAAAAGAAGAAGAGCTCCGATGGGAAGTCTACTGCATCAGAAAAGAAGGCTTCTCAGGACTATCGAGACAAGCATCAGACCGAACTCGCATCCAAGTCAAAGGCTTCTAGCAAGTCATCTGGCGGCGGGTCGAAATCTTCGAGCAATAGTGTTGCAGACATGAGCACACAAGATCTACAAGCTCGAATCACCAAGATCAGAGGCGCCATTACGGTTGCCCGGCGATTGCTATCTAGTGCATCACTTGAGCATGGTCAGCTCGTGCACTCTGCAATCGTGTCAGATCCAAATGTCAACGAACGCTTTGCTCGATTTCAATCAGCAGAAAGGGGTCCGTCAACATGACAGAAGCGGATTTCACTGGCTACGCCACGCGAAGCAACCTGAGGTGTGCGGATGGACGGACCATTCTTCCTGACGCCTTTGCCCACCAGGATGGGCAGATCGTGCCGCTCGTGTGGCAGCACGGCCACGATGAGGTCAAGAACGTGCTGGGCCACGTCCAGCTGGAGAACGTGTCCGACGGTGTTCGGGTCCACGCCTTCTTCAACAAGACGGCCGAGGGCCAGCACGCCAAGGAGACGGTGTCTCACGGAGACGTGAAGTTCCTCTCCATCTTCGCCAATCAGCTCCGCGAGAAGGCCAAGCAGGTGGCGCACGGCGTCATTCGCGAGGTCTCGCTCGTACTGGCTGGCGCGAATCCTGGTGCCACGATCGACAACCTTGCAATCTCGCACGGTTACGGAGGCGAAGACGACTTCACCTTCGATGAGGCACATATCACTACCGGTCTTCCGATCGAGCTTCCTTCGCTCGCTCACGCGGACACGGGACAGGACACTTCCAGCGACACTTCGTCGCAGGGCGACAGCAGCGATGACGACGGGCTGACCGAGCTGGAGCGAATCCTCCACACGCTCAACCCCGAGCAGGAGCACGCTGTCGACTTCCTGATCAGCCAGGCCCTCACCCACGGTAAGGGCGAGGCCAAGCACAGCGACACCGATGCCGATGGTGCTGCTGACTCTGACGCCGACGCGGACGCTGACTCCGACGCCGATGCCGACGCTGACGCCGACGCGGACACCTCCGCCGACGCTGACGCCGACGCTGACGCCGAGAAGGACGCTGAGGCTGAGGCCGACTCCGACGCTGACGCCAACAAGGACGCTGACGCGGATGCTTCCGCCGATGCCGCTCCCGAGGCTGACGCAAGCACCGACGCTGGCTCCGAGGCCGACGTCGACAAGGACGCTGACGCGGATGCTTCCGCCGACGCAGACAGCAACACCAACACCAGTGCCGACGGCGACGCCGTCGTCAAGCACGACAACATCTCCCAGGAGGAAACGCACATGAACGTGTTCGATCGTACGTCGGCGACCGGGTCGACCGTCGCCCACAACCAGATCAAGCTGGACGAGGACACCGTCAAGGGCATCATCGCCCACGCCGACGAGATCGGCTCGCTCAAGAAGGCGTTCAAGGCCTTCATGCGGGACACCGGTGTCACCGTCGACGGTGAGCTGAAGCACGGCATCGAGAACATCGACTACCTGTTCCCGGACGCCAAGCTGCTCGACGCCTCGCCCCAGTTCCTCTCCCGCCGGATGGAGTGGGTGGACAAGGTGCTCAACGGTGTGCGCAAGCAGCCGTTCGGTCGCATCAAGTCCGTCACCGCCGACATCACGATGGAGGAGGCGCGTGCCCGCGGGTACGTGAAGGGCGACATGAAGAAGGAGGAGTTCTTCGAGCTGAGCAAGCGAGAGACCACTCCTCAGACCATCTACAAGAAGCAGGCGCTGGACCGTGACGACGTCATCGACATCGTCGACCTCGACGTCGTGGCCTGGATGAAGGCCGAGATGAAGATCATGCTCGACGAGGAGATCGCCGGCGCGATCCTCTTCGGCGACGGTCGGTCCAACGGTGACGACTCCAAGATCAAGACGGACAAGGTCCGCCCGATCGCGAGCGACGCCGAGCTCTACGTCACCACGGTGAACGCCAACCTGGACGACGCTGACTCCTCCGTCGAGGAGTTCGTCGACCTGGTGATCGACAACCGCCAGTTCTACAAGGGAACCGGCACCCCCACCTTCTACACCAACGAGGCCCTCATCTCGAGGTTCCTCAAGCAGAAGGACGGGTTCGGTCGTCGGATCTACAACAACATCGACGACGTCAAGACGGTGCTCCGGGTCTCGGAGATCGTTCCCGTCGAGGCCATGGAGCGGGTCCCCGACCTGCTGGGCATCATGGTCAACCTGGTGGACTACACCATCGGTACGGACCGCATGGGTCAGGCGACGATGTTCGACGACTTCGACATCGACTACAACAAGCTGAAGTACCTGATCGAGACCCGCCTGTCGGGTGCTCTGACCAAGCCCAAGTCGGCTCTGGTCTTCCGTGCGACCGCTGCGGCCAACACCCTGGTCGCTCCTGTCGAGCCGGCCTTCGCCAACAATTC